CGTAATAGGTTAGAAAATAAAGCGTAATAGGTTAGAAAATAAAGCATAGCATATCGGTGAGAAAATAAAGCGTAATAGGTTAGAAAATAAAGCGTATTCAAAAGTAAGAAAGCGGATATTTTATTTTTTAGAATTACGAAGATTTTGATGAAGATGGTTTTGAATTAAAAGAACCAGAACCCGAAGGTTTTGAATTAAAAGAACCCGAAGGTTTTGAATTAAAAGAACCAGAACCCGAAGGTTTTGAATTAAAAGAACCAGAACCCGAAGGTGACGGTGAAGATTTTTTTAAATAATTAGTGAAAGGAGAAGAGTCGAACGGAATTGGGTTTTGTTTCTTTTTAGAAACTGCTCTAGGATAAATTTTACCAGTTGTATAATCATATTTACTATCTCTATTTAACCATGCTGTTCGTTCAGTTATCATTTTTAACCATTCAGAGGGTCTTTCAGATGCCATTTTAGAATCATATGGAAATGATTGATCAGCGTTTTGTTTTACATAACTACCCCATTTAGGGCCATTATCCTCAAGTCGTTTAAAATCTTGATCTGATGAATTATTATTATTTTTTGAAGTCATTTTTATTTTTTTTTTTTTAATCAATTTTTAAAGTTAATTTCAATTTATAAACATCATATGGGCATTTCTCTGAAATGGTTGAAATGAACAATCCAACGTTGTATTTTCGATAAAAAATTTCAAAAATTATATTGAAATAACTTGATTTTATGATTCGAATTGCTTATCATACATCGTACTTTAAGTAAATCATTCATTCAATATATGTTCTTCATAAAAATTTATTGCTTTAGGATGCGCTTTGAAAGATGATTTAAGTACGTTGTATAAATATAAGCTATTGACGTCTTTTACTCTAGATAATGCAACGTATGCTTGCCCATATTCAAAAACACCATTTAGATCGATTATTGCAGAATCGAGCGTCATTCCTTGACTTTTATGAACAGTAATTGCATAAGCAAGTTTTAGGGGTATTTGAAAAATAGTGCCAATTATTTTTTTCCCCTCTGTCACTTCATATTTATGAAAATCGATGACTAATTTAGAACCGTTTTTAAATAAAACCACTGGTAATTCATTATTTGTAAATTCTAACACAACTCCTCTACTTCCATTTACTAGTCCATTTTTAGTATCAATATTAATTAATAACATAACTTGTGCGCCTACAGCTAAACAAATAGTTGGTTGAGCGTTGCATATTTTGGTGATATCTTGAAATATAAATTGATGTTTTTGTGGATCATAAAAAATTGGATTGTATTCAATATCATAATCGTATTTTTTTATTTCTGTTGCATTCAATTTTTTAAGTTTTCTTTCATTAATTTCATTGACATTAGCATTGTGACAAAGAATTCGAGTCGGTTTAATGCTAGATGCGACTTGAGCCTTTGCGTCGCCCGTAGAGTCGTCCAAAGACAATGATCGGTTTGTGCAATATTCAATATCTTCCAAAGTCATTCGTCCATACCGGGCATTATTTAGACATTCTTGAAATCTTACATCATGTTGCCTCAAAATTTTTGTGAGATGAAAAGTTGTAAATGAGCATTCGAGCCAATCATCACATTCAAAACAAAAATTACCTTTAATACATGGTAATTGCAAAAAATCTCCAGCAAATACTAATTGAATTCCTCCAAATGGTTTTTCATTAGTTCTAATTTGTTTAGCAACTTCGTTTAATTTGATCAAAAGTTCATCCGATAGCATACTTATTTCATCAACAACTAAAATATCAAGGTCGTTCCAATTTTTTTTAATTTTTGATCTATTCATTATTTTTCTCACTAAATCATCAACTGAATCTTTTCCTAAACCAATTCCTAAATATGAATGTAATGTTTGTCCATTTATCAACACAGCAGCTGCTCCAGTCATTGCTGTTATTCCAATTGTACGCATCGTTGTCCATTCATTTGCTAAATATTTAATGATTGTTGATTTTCCTGTACCACCAGGGCCAGTAATAAAAACGTTTTGTTTGTTATTAATAGCCTGTATAATTTCAAGCTGTTCCTTTGTAAATATCATTTCTTTTTTCACATGTTTAAAGTATTTTTGAAAAGCTTTTTTCAAATTTTTTACAATTTTTCAAATAATTTTGAATTACGAAAAGTAATACAAAATTCTGTTTAATTTTAATTTTAATTTTTGGTTCGTGATCTTGATCTTCTTGAACTACTGTTGCTTAAAGATGATGAATAAAAAGATTCTGTTGAGAAACCAGTTGATCTTGAACTTCTTCTTGTTTTTGATCTTGATCTTGATGATATTGAACTTCTTCTTGAATTTGAGCTCGAATTATATGATTTGCTGTTGTTTATGTGATTTGCAGAAATTAACATGATTGCGTAATGAATAATTTTTAGTAGATCTTTTGTGCTTTTACCATTTTTTTTGCCATATCTTTGAGCATATTTCATTATATTTCCAATACAAAATCCATCTCCATGACCAGCATCAATAATAAATTCCGTTGTTTGAATTCTACTTTGTGAATAATGTTCATTGTATGTAAAATCAATGTATTTACGAATATCTTTCAAAATCTGTTTTTCATTGTATTTGTATTTTTCGACGTGTTGTGTTAATTCTTGGACACTTTCTCGATAATTATTTTGGTGTGGTGACATTTTTTTATAAACGGGCTTTTGAATAAATCAAATAAATCATCCATACTAATGCAGCCATCGCAATTACTATATAAACCCATTTTAATACATCATTTGATGATGTTTTAAGTGAAGAATTATCGTTATTAATATTATCGATGATGTTAATATCATCGTTAATGTCATCGTCATCATCGTCGTCGTCATTAAGCACTTCAATTTCTGGAACATCAAAAAATATATTCATGTAATCTTGGGCAGCCACCCAGAAATTACTATTTTTGATACAAATAAGAACAGTATCAGCCGGTACCAAAACACTACCACCAGTATTTGAACACACTAATTCACAATTTTTTTGATTTTTGCAACATTTTTTGCAATCAAGAGGTTCACATAAATTGGTCTCTTGGGCCGAAGGAATTATTGTTTCATTACATGAAAGATCTTTTACTAGACATTTGTTATTTTTATCATATTTAATAGCCCAACACCCTGGTTTAATTGCATTTTGATGATTTTTAATTGCATCGACTAAAGAATTGATATTATTAGATGTTAAAGATGGGGTTTTCACCCAACTTCCCATTTCTTTATTATTATTATAGTAATGTTTTAGAAAGTTATCAAATTGTGTTTTGAGCCATACATTCTGTTCCAATACATTTGTTAGATCAGTTGCAGTTTTTATATTTCTTTTTTTAATAGCATTGTTAACTTGTTTGGCTAATTTTATCCTAATTTTCATATTCGTTAATAAACGAAATCCTTGGTATTCTTCATATTTTTTTAAAAAATTCATATTTCTTTCTATAACAAGATCGCTTTCCAAAAATTTTCGAGGAATACCTATTTTTTTTAAATATTCTATTAGTATACCATTATATTGCAACCATTCTAATGATTTCTTCAGTCTTTTTTCAGGAACAATTTTTTTATTTATTTTAAGTGAATAAATTCCTCTTTTTTCTACTAAATTAATCAAGTTTGAAGAAATCCCATAATAATTTACTAAACTTGTTTTGTAAATATCAAAAGATTTCTCTAAAGTTTTTTTATTCAGTTTTTTCAAATTAGCTAAAATTAATGTATTAACAAATTCAGCAAAATATCCGTACACGTTATTGAATGTTGCTTTTTCTTCCATTTGTTTTTGTTTATCATAAAAAATTTATATTTTTATAACCCCTTTTGAAGGTTATAAAAATTATAACCTATTATTTCTACACATTGAGTTTTTTCTCCTTGTTCGAACTTATTTAAATACTCATATTAACATAATCTGAACTTAAATTTTTAGGACTCATATTCGAACTTAAACTTTTTGAACTCATATTAACATAATCTGAACTTAAATTTTTAGGACTCATATTAACATAATCTGAACTTAAATTTTTAGGACTCATATTCGAACTTAAACTTTTTGAACTCATATTAACATAATCTGAACTTAAATTTTTAGGACTCGTGTTCGAACTTAAACTTTTTGGACTCGTGTTAACAAAATTTCTGCTAACATCTTCTGCGTATCTAAAATTTATCTTATTTAAATATTTCAATGATCGCGTAATTGGCCGGAGCATAACGTAATCAGGATGTGTTAAAATGGGTGAAGATGCTGTGGGCTCTTGCGTTGTTCGTGGGAAGCCACCATAAGCATAGTCGTAGTCGGTTTCGTTTTCAATTTGAAAACGCATCGTATACATTGCGTATAAACAAAGTAACTCTTCAAGAAATTTATTTTTTGATTTTTTTGATATAAACAATAAATTCATAATTTTTTTCTTGAACGATGTTGGTGTTGAATATGGGTTGCGCCCTGCTTTAGAAAGTTCAATGTTATGTTTGGAAAGAAATTGAAGAAGAGATTCTTTATATTTTGTTATATCGATTAATTCTAATAATCTTATGATTTGAGCATTATTGAAATGCTGTGATTGTGTAAAGATATCGGAAATTAAATAAGCCCACAATTTGTTTGTCCCTTCAATTTCTTTAATAAAAGTAAATATGTCCATTAAGACGTTACTTTTTTTAAGAGAGTTGGTAACTCTTTCGTCGTAATAATAATTTTGCATATTTTTCTTTTTATTATTTCTAATTTATTGAAACAAAAATTCAATTTTTAGAAATCCATCAATAAAAAAATATTATCATCGCTGTAAGCTTTTTTACGACAAAAAAAGCAATTATCAATTACCCCACCGCTTCTCGGGGAAGGGTCTAATGACGATTTTTTTTCTTAAAAATTGAAAACTTTTCTTTAGGAGGGGTCGGGTAATATTCTTTATTATTAAAAGCTGAACTTTTTAAATATTTTGTAAATTTTTCCATTGCACTAATTAAATCATGCAAACAATAAGATGTTCTATTACAAGCCCATAAAGTTAATTTATATTTTTGTTCAGGCGATAGCTTGCCAATGAATTTATTTATATCTTGGTCTACCAAATTATTCCAAATATGAAGTAGTTTTTCTTGATCCGCATCATTAAATATCCCGAATTGTGTTTCGTTAAACCCTTGGATATCTATATTGATTGCATTCATTAAAATCATAATGTCGTCCATTCTTTTTTCATTTTACAGAAAAAAAATTACAAATATAAATTTAACATAAATACAAATAAAATGATTGAAAAATTAATAATCAAAAAACCTATATGCGTTCCTGTTGTTCAAGATCCTTGTGCTTCCTATATTAGATTAAATGCTCTAAATTCATGGGATGATGATTTTATTCCCATTCCATGCAATAATTCTGTGTGCAATAAGATAACTTATTTGAGCACAGATCCGCGTTTAATTAGTGCATCACACAATGGCGATAAATTAGCTCTTGACGCAATACCGAGAAATGGAAAAGTTCAATTTAATTGTAACGGCCCTATCAATCCAAGGATCTGTAATGGAAAAAGTATCGATTCTATAGATGGGTATAAAAAAGTTTATAATAATTATTCTGATATTAATGGAGGTGATATTACTTACTACTATGCAAGTGATCTGGCAAATCCTTTTATACCTCAATTGTTTACATGCAATAAAAAAATTTTGTCTAAAGGAGCTAAACCGTTAGTTACAAAAGAGCATTACATTGATCCCATGGATTCTTATAAACCCCATTATTGTCGTGAGCCAATTTATTCACAAAATTGTTTAAATTGGATTAAAGACAGTCAATTTCATCGTGAAGATCTTATGTCGAAACAATTGTGGAATCGAAATCAAAGCAATTTTGAAGTCGATATTAATACTTCTTCACAATAACAAAATATAAATTTTTGAAGATTTTTTAAATTAGGGCCAGTTGTTGTTATAATATAAATTGATTTTTAAATAGAAGAAAAAAAATGTCAAATAACGAAAACACGGCGCAAATCAATGCCTTTTTTAATTGAACTTGAAAAATGTGAAAGTGGATAAAAAAAGTAATTTAAACTTTTTAGAATTTCAAATTAAAATTCATTTCAATGACGACATCTTTTTCAATAAAACTAATGAATTTAATGAATTTATATGACAAAGAGTCGGAATTATCCGATTATGAA